TCAAGATAGCGGATTCAACAACACCAATGGTTGGACCAATGGTGCTGTTGGTATGGGTACTACCGCTCAAGGTGGAACCAATCCATCAATCCTTGATGTTTCCAACCAAGCAAACAACGCTGCTCCTGGTGCTAACCAGTATAACGTTGGTCAGGGAATGAGAACTGATGAAGCAGAATCACTTGGTGAATCTGAACAGTTCAACCAAATGGCATTCTCAATTGAGAAAGTCACTGTAACTGCAAAGTCACGTGCTCTGAAAGCCGAGTACTCACTTGAGCTTGCTCAAGATCTTAAGGCAATTCACGGTCTTAATGCTGAAGCAGAATTGGCAAATATTCTCTCAACAGAGATTCTTGCTGAAATCAACCGTGAAGTCATCAGAACAATCTATAAGATTGCTAAGCCTGGTGCTCAAGTTAATACCGCTACTGCGGGTACTTTTGACCTTGACGTTGATTCAAATGGTCGTTGGTCAGTTGAAAAGTTCAAGGGTCTGATTTTCCAAATTGAGCGTGATGCAAACGCAATTGCACAGCAAACTCGTAGAGGAAAGGGTAACACCATTCTTTGCTCCGCTGACGTTGCTTCAGCACTGGCAATGGCAGGTGTTCTCGATTATACCCCTGCACTTAATGCAAACCTGAATGTAGATGACACTGGCAACACCTTCGCTGGTGTGCTCCAAGGTAAGTATCGTGTCTATATCGATCCATATTCAGCAAACGTATCTGCTAATCAGTTCTACGTTGTTGGATACAAGGGTTCTAGCCCATACGATGCTGGTCTGTTCTATTGCCCATATGTTCCTCTCCAGATGGTACGTGCCGTTGGCGAGAATACCTTCCAACCCAAAATCGGATTTAAGACCCGTTACGGAATGGTTGCAAATCCATTCGCTGAGGGTCTTACCGCAGGTGCTGGTGCTCTTACCACCAACGCAAACACTTACTACAGAAGAGTTAAGGTTGCTAATTTGATGTGATTCATTTTAGTTTTAGAATCACCAACCGACCCCCCCTTGCGGGGGTCTTTTTTTTTATAAATAAAGTATACAATGTGTTGTATACTTATGCCTAGATTAAATGCATCTGAAAGAAATGAATATCAAAGACGACGTAGAGATAAACGTAAAGATAAACTTATAGAGTATTTTGGTAATAAATGTTGTGATTGTGGTGGTACTTTTCATAAATGTGCTTATGACTTTCATCACGTAAACCCATTAGAAAAAAAATTTGAAATTGCTCCAGCACTTGATCGTAATTGGAATACTATTATGGAAGAAATAAACAAGTGTATTATGCTTTGCTCTAACTGCCACAGAGTTCGACATTATATAGAAGATAGAGGTAATACGGATTTTAACAGTACTTTGGTCTAAATACAAATAAAACATTATGGCATCTGCTTTTAGAAATCAGATACAAAACCGAAACTTTCTTTCCCCTGTTGGGTTTAATTTTACTCTTGCAAGAGATCCAAAGGTAAGTTTCTTTTGCAATTCCGCAAGAATACCAGAAATTACTCTTTCTTTGGTACAGCAACCAAATTATCTTAAGGATATTGATGTGCCTGGAGGTAAACTTCAATATGGTGATTTATCTTTGAGATTTTTAGTTGATGAAGACATGATAAATTATATGCTTGTTCATAATTGGTTAACTGGATTAGGATTTCCAGAAACAACTGGACAATACGCAGACCTTATTACAGATAGTGAAGGAATTAAAGATCCACTTTCTGCGTTTAGTGATGGAAGTCTTTATATTCTAGATAGTAATTATAATATTAATTCAATTGTAAAATTTAAAGATTTATTTCCAGTTTCTTTGACCTCACTAGAGTTTGATTCTACACAGACAGACATTCAGTACTTTACAGCAGAGGTCTCTTTCAAGTATACTGTCTATAATATCCTGAATGAAACTGGACAACCCCTATGACCCTTGATGAAATTCAGGAAATGTGGCAGAGAGATTCTGTCATTGATCCTGATAATTTACATGATGAATCTTTAAAAATTCCTCAATTACATTCCAAGTATTATACCATCTATAATACCATTACTCTTCTTCGTGAAAAAGCAAGAGATACTTATAATAGAGTCAAGTTAGAACGCTACAACTACTACACGGGAAAGGCACCTGTAGAAGTGTATGAGCAAGAACCGTTTCCGTATAAGGTTAGAGACAAAGAGGCGTTACAGAGGCATATGGACGCCGATGAGAAGTTGAGTAAGGTTGAACTCAAAATCAGATACTATGACATTATGCTGAAGTTTCTTGAAGAGATTATCAAAACAGTTTCTAATAGAACATATCAAATTAAGAATAGTATTGAATGGCATCGATTCCAAGCAGGGTTTAACTAGTCAAATAAATACTCATAACTGATACGTTATGAATGTCCCATTTGATTATCTCAAAAAAGAATGAGGTATATCTTCAAGTTGAGGCAGAAGCACACGTCTATTATGAATTAAGAGACGCATTTCAATTTGAAGTTCCTAATGCAAAATTTGCCCCCGCTTATAAAAATAAGTGGTGGGATGGACGTATTTACTTGTTTAATGTTAATACTCACGAAATTTATGTGGGTCTGTTAGATAAACTTATAGGATTTTGTGAGCAGCATAATTATACTTACGAGTTTCGAAACAATAAGTTCTATGGTCTTCCATTTGAAGTCAATGAAATGATTTCAAAAGAAGGTGTGAAGGATTATATGACTTCTATTTCAAAGTATGCTCCCCGCGATTATCAAGTTGAGGGAGTATACGACGCTTTAAGACATAATCGAAAGTTGTTGATATCTCCAACTGCTTCTGGAAAGTCATTGATGATATATTCGATTGTGAGATATTACGTTGAGAAAGGACAAAATATTCTGATAGTCGTTCCAACGACATCCCTTGTAGAGCAGATGTATAAAGATTTTGCAGATTATGGATGGGATGTGGGTTCATTTTGCCACAAGATTTACGCTGGAAAAGAAAGAGAAACTGATTCGCAAGTCATTATTACAACTTGGCAATCTATCTACAAACTACCCAAACAATATTTCTCAAGATTTAATGTGGTAGTTGGTGATGAAGCACATAATTTTAAATCCAAGTCATTAGTATCTATAATGACAAAACTTTGTGATGCCAAATATCGATTTGGATTCACTGGAACATTAGACGGATCTCAAACTCACAAATGGGTTCTTGAAGGTCTATTCGGTCCTTCTTATAAGATTATCAAAACTGATGAATTAATGAAGAAGGGTCATGTGGCAACTCTTGATATTAATATTCTTCTCCTAAAGCATTCTCCAAATCGTTTTGAGAACTTTGAGGAGGAAGTTCAGTATATTATTAATCACGAAAAACGTAACAAGTTTATTAAAAATCTTGCCCTTGATCTAAAAGGCAATACTCTCATTCTATTTTCTAGAGTAGAAGGTCATGGACAACCTTTATATGAATTAATAAATAATAACAAAACTGACAATCGTCATGTTTTCTTTGTTCATGGTGGTGTGGATACTGAAGATCGAGAAAAAGTAAGAGAAATTACTGAAAAGGAAAATAATGCAATCATCGTTGCTTCTTACGGCACTTTTTCTACTGGTGTTAACATCAGAAATTTACATAATGTTATCTTTGCTTCCCCTAGTAAATCAAGAATCAGAAACCTCCAATCAATCGGAAGAGTCTTAAGAAAAGGTAATAACAAAACCAAAGCAACTCTATATGATATTGCAGATGATATTAGTTACAAATCAAGAAAAAATTATACACTCAATCACTTAATCGAACGAATCAAAATTTATAATGAAGAAAACTTTAATTATGATATTGTAAACATACCTTTTAAAAACTAATGGGAGATGAGTTTTACGCAGCAATCAAATTAGTTACAGGTGAAGAAATCTTTTCTTTGATTTCCGTTGATGAGAATGATGGAGATCCAATTATTATTCTTCAAAACCCAGTGATCATGAAAGTCTTTGTAAATCAAACTGGAACTTATATGAAAATAAATCCTTGGATGGAAATACCTGATGATGATTTGTTTCTAATTAAACTTGATAAGATCGTTACAATGACTGAAATCAAAAATCAATCTACGATTGATTTTTATCTACGATATATTAGTGATGATGATAGTTCTGATATTGAGGTTGACGGTAAAGTTACAATCTCTGATAAAATGGGATATTTGGGATCTGTAGAGAATGCTCGTAAGTCTCTTGAAGATATTTTCCTTAAGGATCTTAAAGATAATAAAGAAAGCTAAATCTCATCTTGAAAAACAACAAACCTATCCTACTCACATTTTTGATATTTGTCAAGCCCTTGTAAGGTGTGGTATAATAATCATAACTTATAACGAAACGGAAATGGTTCTAAACTATGCCAAAAAAGAAATCAGAACATTATGTAAATAACAAAGAGTTACTTGAAGCATTGATTGTTTATAGGACTAAAGTTGCAGCAGCAAAGGAAGCAGGTCTTCCCAAACCCCGTATTACAAACTATCTGGGTGAGTGCTTTTTGAAAATCGCTACACACTTATCATACAAACCAAACTTTGTCAATTATATGTTTCGGGATGATATGATTTCTGACGGCATAGAAAACTGCGTTCAGTATATTCATAATTTCAATCCAGAGAAATCTCAAAATCCTTTTGCTTATTTTACTCAAATCATTCACTACGCTTTTCTCCGTCGAATCCAGAAAGAAAAGAAACAACTTGAAATTAAGACCAAGATTATTGAACGCACAGGTTTTGATGAGGTTATGACTGTTGATGATGGGTTGCTTTCTGGCAATAGTTCCGACTATAATAGTATGAAAGACAACATCTCTTACCGAAATAACCGATGACGCACCATAGTGTATAAATAATAAAAAACACTATGGAGCATTATGCCTAATCAGTATTCTCAATCAAGAGTTAATAGACTTAAAGCAATAGAAGAAGGTAAAAAAACTTATA